GAAAAGGAATTTCCCCATGACAGTAGTAAGAAAACCCGTTAATAAATATACAATAAAACCCACAGAAATTAAAATCCCTGCTGTTTCCACAGGAGCAACAGAAACAGCAATAACAGCAACATCAAACGAAACCCTAGAACGTCTTGCGCAATATGGATTCGATAGGGCTAGAGTTGAGCTTATCAAAGACCAGATTGCAAAAGGAGCTACCGACTTAGAATTAGAAATGTTCCTCATGACGTGCCAAAGAACAGGATTAGACCCATTTTCGAGACAAGTTTATATGATAAGACGCTGGAATAAAGACGCTACAACAAAAGATAAAAAAATAGCTACGATTCAAATATCAATTGATGGATTTAGAGCCATAGCAAGCGCACATCCCGATTATGCAGGCCAAACACCAACATTATTTTGCGGTAAGGATGGGATCTGGAAAGAAGTTTGGACAGGCGACGCTAGCAAAGGCGAGTTTCCTTATGCTGCTAAAGTAGGAGTTTATCGCAAAGGATTCGAGGCTCCCACTTACGCCATCGCTAAATGGGATTCTTACGTACAAACTTTTGATAATAAAGAAGAAAAAATTAAAAACGAAGTTTCCCCAATGTGGCGCAAGTTTCCTGAGTTGATGCTTGGCAAGTGTGGCGAGGCTTTAGCTCTTCGTAAAGCCTTTCCAAAGGAACTTTCTGGCTATTATGCACCCGAAGAAATGGCTCAAGCTAACAATGTGATAGAGGTTGAATCAAGCCCTGTAAAAGCAATTAGCGAGCATGTAACGGCCGTTAAAACCGCTCCAGTAGCCCTTGCTGCTCCTGCTTCTACTCAAGCCCCTAAAGCTGAACTGGAATCAGATAAAGAACCTTACACGGGCAAAGACAACCATAGAGAAATTTTTAAAGACCTTATGGCGCAATTAAAATGTGTAAAAAATTGCAAGACCTCAGAAGAAAAAGCCCCGATTTACAAGGCTTTTAATGAAAAAAGTATGGGGGTGCCCCTATGTTTTTTGGAGGAGCATTTGAAGAATCTTGACGAAGAGGCAATGCACGCATAACAGGCAGGCAGTCAATTGACTGCCCCATAGAAAAGGGGAGTAAATGGGATTTAAAGAGGCATTAAAGATGCAACGAGCAAAAATTTTAAAAGAGTGTGACAAAGATGAACTAAAAACATCAGAGCTTGCGGAAGTTTTAAAATGCACAAAAATAACAGCTAGATTAGCAGCAAGTGAGTTAAAAATACCGTCAAGAGTTGAACCTTGCAGATATGGGGAACAGCGAATTTATTTAATAAAAGAATGGAAAGAAACTTACAAAGATTAATTAATCTTTTTTAATCGTACCAAGTTATCTTTTATTTCTAAGTTATATTCAGGTCTAGAATTTATTGCTGTCTTTTTTTCTATAATTTTTGGGATATCTGCTAAATGTTTTTCCGCTCTTGATCGTGCTTCTTTTGCAAGTGTATCTTCAACTGGTTTTAAATAGATAAGCCATTCTTGCTCGTTCCAGTATTTATTTCCTGCTTGCTGTTCACAAAGAAATCTAGCTAATAAATTTACAAAATTAATTGCGTGTTGTTCCGTATTATCAAACAGTTCTTTTGCTTCTGTTTCTGTAAAACCACTCTCTTTTTCTAAAATTGCTTTAATTACCGTATTTTCAAAAACTTCAAGCCAATTATCAAAAGTTTCGTTTTCACATGCTTTGTGAATAGAGCTTAAATAGTATAAATGATCGGGTAATTTAGGTAAAAATGTTCTCATAATTCTGTTCTTTTTTTAAGGTTATGGCCAAAAGCCAATATTAGCATAGAGCAAATTTTACAGCCGTGCAAACAAGCAAAAAAATCTAAATGAAAATAAATTTATCGGCATTGTTATGCTTTGCCTAATAACCAAACATTTTTTGTTGAAAAAGTATTTTGTAACAACATCTTGTTGCAAGAGTAAATAATATTGAGGTTTTTGCAGTAACAAAAACCTCAACTTTAAATTTAGGACAGAGCATATGCAATGAGTAAAGGATTCGGAAGCTGAAGGCAAGTCACCAGAAAAATTTTTTTTCTAAAACGAAGTAAAATAATTTATAAAAACTAAAGCATGCTAAAAATCTCTTAAAGAACGATTCCAGTTTTCCAATAATGGGTCACGTTCTCTTTCACGTTTTTTAGGTTCAATTTTAATTTTAGGTTTTTTTGCATAAATTCGGTCATTTAGCTCTTGCCATTTTTGCTCTGAATATGTGTCAATCCCCAAATCGTATGCCACTGCTCTTGCATAAATTCGGCAGTCTAAAGCTTCATTTCTTGTAAAAGTTTTCTTCCAATGATTATTATAATACGTCTCGGAACATAACATTTTAAAATAATATTCTGGATAATCTGGAAAATGGCAATAAGCAATTGGGGTTTTGCCGTCTTCAATTCGTCTGTTTAAATTACCATAAAATTCAGTCTTAAACTTATCAACTTGCACAGATAAAACTTTAATTGTTTTACCTAAATAAAATCCATTGCTATTTTTTTCTTTTACATCAATTGTAGAACACATTCCTTTTGTGCCACGTGTAGACGTTCCTTTAACGGGAATGACTTGATTAAATCGCTCGTGAGTTCTACAAAAGTTATAAATAAAATTTGACCGATTCCCATCTGAGCAGTCAATGCCCATTCTTTCAATAGGTAACACAGCGTCACTATCTGCTACAGGAAATAACTCATTTGTTACTTTTCTTAACTCATCCCACACCTCAGCTTGTGAAGTGTCCCCTAGTAAAGTCCTGTAACAAATACTCCAGCTTTCCCTGTTTTTTCCCCAAGCCACAACTTCTAATTCAATTCTATCATGCTGAACATCAGCCCCACAGGTTAAAAGGCATGCCCCTTTAGGGACTATATTTTGTGGGTAATATTCACGTCTATTGTATATCTTTTCAAAGTCAAATATTTCTCCTGTTTCTTCGACAGGCAAACCAGCTTCTAGGTTTATCAAACTAATTTTTGCATTTTCATCAAAAGCGGCCGCTTCAATTTGCCTTGCAATATCTGCCCAACTTTTCCAACCTATTGGCGCATACATTGAGCTAATATGAAAACTTGCATGATTAGGGTCTTTGCTTTTAGCGGTAGGAATCCATTTGCCACGAGGAATAATATTTATTTTATCAATTTCAGAAAATAAATTTTTACATTGGATACATTCATATTTTACAGACTCAAAATTATCTTCTTCCCATTTTAATTGACCGATTAAGAGTTCTTGAAAATGCTCACAATGGGGACAGGGTACATGAAACTTTCGTTGGTCTCCTTCTAAGTAACTTTTATAAATTAAACTTGTTTTTGCGTCCGTGGGCGTACTATTGATAAATATTTTTTTATTGGAAAATGTAGAGGTTCTTGCAGAAGCTAATTTTATAGGCGAACCTTCTCCGTCAAGATTCCGAGGCATGCGATCAACGTCATCAAGAACGAGAATTCTTACTGGATTAGAGCATAATCCAGCAGAACTATTTCCACCTGCAAAGTATAAAACACCGCCCTCATATTCTTTCATTAAAGTAGTGTTACCGCCAGCTTGAGAACGAGCAGCTTTAAATTTATCTTTAATCTTTGGAATCTCATCTAGCAAAGGCGTAAATCTGTTCTTACTAAATCCCTCCACCAACTCTTGATTAGGCATAACAAGCAATAAAGGGCATGGGTCTAAATCTGCATAATAAGCTAACAAGTTGTTTGCAAATGTAGATAGCCCTAATTGTACCCCCTTCATTAAAGTTACAATCTGAAAAGGCGAGCTTAAGCTTAATAACTTCATTGGCTCTCTCAAATATTCCACACGCTCCACACTGTAATTACCTGCCTCGGCTGAAGATTTAGAAGAAAGTTTTACATACTTTTCGCACCATTCAGGCAAGTCAATTTGTTCAATTGGCTTTATTCCACGAAGAAAAGCGTCTCTATACCCCATCTATATCACCTGTTACTTTTTCTGTTTCCTTCTCTTCAGGTAGATTTAAAATATTCAAAACATTTGTTAACTCTTTAGTTAAATGTGTTTTAATTGTATGGGGTTCTGTAAAACTGGAATAAAGATTGCAAACCCTTTGGGGAATTAACATCAATTGTATTCTAACTTTTCTACCTATTTCAAATGCTTCTTTTTCAACTTCTTCCGAACTAATTAAACTTTTTTTCTCTTGCAAAAGCTTTAAACGTGTTCTCTTAACGTCTAAAGCCATTTTTTTTGTTTTCTCAAAGTCATATCTTAAATCAGAATTGTTATTGTTTTCTGTATTATTTACGGGCGTGCGAACATGGAAATTAGAGCCATTGCTAGACCTAGCACGATGCTTATTGTTATAAGTATTGAAACTAGAAATATTATTGTTACGATTGTTTGAATAAGTGTCATTAGAATTTTTGTTAATTTTTTCATTAATATCATTTTCTTTTTTACTGTCATCTAAATTATTTGTATTTTTTTTTGAAAAAACTTTTAAAACCTGAGTTAAGTCATATAAAACTTTTCCTTTACTATCAACGTTTTTTGCAAAATCTAATCTTTTTTGAGCAATTAGTTTAGATATGTAGGGTTTGCTGACTCCCATTTCTTTAGCAAGGTTTGTGGCATTTATTAAAATAGAAGTCATTTTATTTTACTTTCTTTAATTCTTTGTCTAAATAATAATTTATATTGTGCTTCAATCTGTTTAAATAAGTTTGCTTTGCTTTAGCACTTATTAAATCTGCAATTCCCATATTGTTTTTAATTACATCGGTCATGCTTACATTACTCATCTCTCTCTTGTATGAATCTCTAGCGGAAGACTCACGACCTAATGCAATTTTAGTATTTTTAATTGCATTGCCTTTTTTACTAAGCCTTAAAAATGTTCGGTTTGTAGCAACATCTTTTCCTAAAATCTTAGCTGTTACTTTTGTATATTTACGCTTTCCTTTTTTACCTAATATTTTTTCAGTTCTAAGTTGAAAATTTGAAACTGCTTCTTGGAATGTGGAAAAACCTATAGAGGCTTTCATGTCTTTTATGGGGGTATTATCTTTTGCCTTTAATTGTTTAAAAACACGCTTGTGAAAAAGCTTTACAGGTACTTTAATTTCTTTTTGTTTATTTAATTGTGCTCTTGCAAATGAGGTGACACTTTTTTGAGTTTGTTCCAACGAGCGACGAATTGCCGCTTTTAATGCTTGAGATGCTATTTCTTTTGTTGCTTTTTTTAATGAATCTAACGTTTTTGTTTTTATTTGGATGGTAGCCATTTTCAATCCTTGTTAATGTAAAACCTAATTGTTTTTTTTGTTTAGTGTCCTCTTTTATTTTGTAATAAGATTCAAGACAACCGTTAATAACGGGAGGAAGTTCTTTTTTTTTCAGCCATAGCGGCAAGGGTTTTCCTTGTTCTGCAAGTCGGTAGAATTTGGGTGCAAGCATTTCTATAGCTAAAAGCACATGGCACGGTTTGACATTCGTCTTCGTAACAAGGAGAGTTTCGGCCATCAGATCTTCAACCATGACATGGCCTCTGGAAAAATAAGCATATCTACTTAAAATAAAACAAGCTTGCCTAACTGGCTCAAGAAGAACTCTCGGAGATTTTTTAAAATCATAGATATCTTTTCCGATTAAAGTGCTCACTCTTCCCAAATCGTCTATTACCGTACAAATTGTCCTTGGTGTTATTTTTATTTCCATGCAACTATTCCTTTTTATTCAGATAGCTACAGGTTAACTTCTAATGTAATCGGTTAACTAATTTTAATTTTAAATTAATTATGGATAACTTTTTAAATTGATTTTATTGGGAGAATTTTTAACAAAAAATTTTCAGGATAAGAATTGGAAAAAATCTTAAGACCAAGATTGACAAAACATACCCCTATGTTTTATATTTGCGAGACTAAGGAATTGAATTTTCTTAGAAAACAAAATAGGAGGCTCAAAATGACAACCGCATCAACTATGACAGATTTAAACGGGATTGTTGGGAATTATTTAGGCGATACTTATACAAAATTTGGAGTGGAATGAAAAATATTTAAAAGAATAAGAAACAAAGAAAGAGATTGCTTAATGTCTGAAGGTGAAAAAACAAGAGAGCGATTTTTAAATATAGCTAAACATTTGGGGCTTGAAAACCCTGAAAATTATGCAAACAACGCTCTCAGAAATTTGAACATGTACGATTCAATGATTAGAAAAAAAGATAAAAATTATAAGATTAATTTTCTAAAAACTCATCCTAGTTTTGATAGCGATAATTTGAAATATAAAGATGTTGCTAGAATATTGGGGACTGAGCTTAGGTATACAAAAAAATTAATAGTTGATTTACAAATACCTGTAATTTTAAAACCAAAACTTGATAATGAAAATGATGTGATTGGGTATGTCCAGCTTAAAACTTGGAGAAAGGCAATAAAGAAAGATTAAGAATTTTTATTTATCTTTTGCCTGCTTCTAGTATGGGTAAATTTGCTTCTGTAGGAATATAAATCACTTCTTTATTATTCCCATTTAAATTTGATATCCAAAGATAACGTAAATAACTCTCATTATTTTTTAATGAGCTGCCTATAATTTCGTTTGCTTTAGCTACACCTTTAGCCCGTTCTATTTCTGCAAGAGCTTCTGAAATTGCAGCTTCTTTTTTTGCTTCTGCTTCAAGGATTTTAATTTTCCTATTTGATGTTGCTCGTGCTAATTCTGCTTCTCCTTCTTTTTCTTGCTGCCAAACTTTATAAAGAGGGTAAAAAGTAAATCCACTAATTACCATAATTGTTAATGTTATTATTGTATAAATTAAATTAGATTTTTTCATATATTTAAGAATTTCCTTTAATCAAGTTTAGAAGCTTTTGCATATTTCCTTCTGAATGTTCACATAATTTATCGGAAAAGCAAACCATGCCAGTTCTGTATAAATAGGCTTTCTTTAAATCTTCATTTAAAAAATGAGTTAGCCAGCCTATTTGCCCATATTCGGCATGTGTTTCTATCCCTGTAATATAAAAATCTTTCTTAATCATTTGCGCCAATATATTGTTATTTGATAAGACAAAGCAGCATATAATCTGAATAAATCCTAATTCTTTGCAATACTCAATTGCTTTATTCAGACACTCCGATAAAATCCCCTGCCTTTGATATTCTTTTTTAACGACTCCATGGCGTAGATAGTAAACATCTATGTCTCTCTGCTCTCCCCTAAATAATGCAATAGCTTTATCACCGTCTTTTAAAATAAAATGATGAGAGATATTTGAAGTCTTATTTAATAGATTTTGTCTTTTTAATTTTTGCTCATTTGTTAAAATTCCTTCACGAATAAAAGTAATTTCATCAGGGAAATCTTGCATAAATTCATTATAGTAAATGTCCCAATATTGGGAATCGTTTACTTGTATTACTTGATAATTTAAAATTGTATTCATAAAAATATCATCCTTAATATTTAATTAAATTAATAGTTCTTCTTTGATTCTATACGGTATAGACGTTTCTCTTGTTCTGCTTGAAGTCTCTCAATTTTCAATTGTTGTTCTTTAAGATTCAATAAGTCCCTTTGATTCGATTCAAGTTTCACTTGAATCTTTTCAGAATTAATATTTGCTTGTTTTTGCTCTTTATAAATATCATCTATTTTAGCTAAAACTCCATTGTTTATATCTTTAGCTACATAGCCCACAAATACAAAAACTGTAATCAAAACCACAGTACCAAAAACATAAGGTGCGCCTGAGCCTGTGAAACCTTCAGTAACTTTATTGACCAATCTTTCAGTCATTGTATTGGCATTATCCTGTGATTTATTATTTGGGGGGCTTGAATTATTTTCCATTTGTTATCCTTTTTTTATTATTGAAATACGCCCTTATTTTAGATATGCGGTTTATCCAACCTTTTAATGGGTATTCATTTATTGAGGTAGTTTTGTAATATATTTCAGCTATTTTTTTGAATTGTTTTAATCTAAAGTCATAGAGGGTTTCTAAAATTTCTGATTCTGTCATGGGTCTTTCTAATATTTTTGCATTCATATATTCAGTTATTTTTTTGTGACCATAACTACCCCCATTAACTAAACAATCAAAATAATTATAATGAATTTCTATTCGCTCATTAAAGCGACAGTTCTTAAAAATTTCTTCTTGATAAAAATATTTAACTTCTTCGTCAGATAATGAGCTGACAGGTTTAATAGGAATACCCATTTTTTTACAAAAATTATTGTATGTTTTTTGGGTAATCCCTCTAAAAGTTTCCCCTCCCCTATCACGAGGATCATTGCTATGTCTCCCTTCCACTTTGTCCAAAATGTTTAAAAACTCGTTTAATCTGCTCATCTTCAAAACCTCCAAAATTTTAAGAAAGCACGTACCTAATTGAAAGGGTTGGACTTTTTAAATCGGATTTAAAAAAACTAAGCGAATCAATTGGCTACGTGATTTTTTAAAATTTTGAGGGGGTGAAACCGTGTCAGAAAACAGATCAAAATTAATGGAGCAATTGGAAGCCGTTGAGGAAGCCATATTTAGCAATGTAAAAATTGTTAAATTTGATGGTAAAGAAGTTCATTTTAAAACAACAAGCGAACTATTAAATGCACGGGATATTTTAATTACAAAAATTAATTCATTAAATAGGAACAGACCAAACAGGCGAGTAATGATTTATGATCCAAGATAATGTCTATTATCAATGGGAAATCAACACAAGGTCGTTTGCAGCGGCTAGCAGAAGCGCACGCCATCAAAATTGGCTTGCATTAGATACACATGGGATTAATCATAAACTTGCATATAATTTGAGTACTCTAAGGGCTAGAAGCCGCCAACTGGTGGACGATAGCGGCTATCCTTCCAAAGCCATGTCATCCATCCAAAATAACGTGGTTGGTGGTGGGATACTGGCAGATATTTATTATGGAAATAAAAAGAATAGATTCCTGCAAGAGCTATGGGACGAATGGGCAAAAAGCGCAAATGTAAGTGCCGATGGCATGCTAAATCTTTACGGCCTCCAATCCCTAGCTTGTCGGGAGGTAGCGGCTGGCGGTGATGCGTTTCTTCGCTGGTATCCAGCGGATAACTTATTAGGTTTTGAAATTGGCCTTATAGAGGCAGAGTTAGTAGATGAGAGTTTAAATCAAACAACCTCCCCAATGGGGCAAATCGTTCAAGGTGTTGTTGTAAATCCACGTGGTAGGCGGCTAGGCTTCATGGTTAAGCATAGCCATAACACGGCCGAATCGAGTTTTATTCCTGCCACTGAGATGTTGCAATTAATAAAAATAGAACGAGCTGGGCAGATTAGAGGAATCCCAACGCTTACACCTGCTATGCTCGATTTAAAACATCTTGATGATTATCAAACTTCGGAACTCATTAGAAGGCGTGTAGCAAGCTGTTTTTCGGCTTTCGTGCATGACATCCAAGGCGGAAGCCAAATTGCCGAAAAAGACAATCCTCGGCATTTAGAAGGTGAGACAATGGGCGCAGGTACGATAGAATATCTGCCAGCAGGAAAAACCGTTACTTTTCCCACTCCACCCAATGTTTTAGGTTATGCAGAATTTGTAAGCGTTACTTTAAAGAAAATAGCCGCAGCTATCAGCATGCCGTATGAATTATTAACGTCTGATCTATCTGAAGTTAATTTTAGTTCTGCCCGTGTTGGGCTGGTAGAGTACTACAAAAATGTAGATGCGTGGAGAGAAAATACAATTATCCCTCAGATGTGCGACCCCATTGTTAAATGGTTTGCCGAGGGAGTTAACTATCATTATCCAAAATTTGAAGTTGAAAAAATAAAAGCAATTTGGACAGCTCCGAAGCGAGAAAGTATCGACACATTAAAAGACGTGAAAGCGCATGTCCTCGCTTTGCAACATCAATTAAAAACAGTGGAAGAAATTAGAAGAGAAGATGGCTATACCTCGTCTGAACAAGTTTTAAATACCCCATTAAAAAATAAAACGGATAATAAAAATAAAAAAATAGGAGGTAATAAATGACAATATCCGTTTTAGAATCTTGTTTTAAATTAAAGCCTGAAAGCACAAAAGATGAAGATAGATCCTTTATATTAATTGCTTCAACAGGTGCAGAAACTCCAAGAACTGTATTAATAAATGGTAAAGAAGTTACTTATTTTGAAGAGCTAGTTATCTCTGATGACAGTGTAGTTTTAAATAGATTAAAGGCAGGAGCAAGCCTACTTAATAACCACAAACGGGATGATATTTCCCATATATTAGGCCGTACAACAGACGCATGGATCGAAAATGGTTTGTTACATGTAGCGGCTAGATTATCAAAACGATCAGGATTAGATGACCTTTGGCAAGATATAAAAGATGGAATTATTACCAGTATTTCCATGGGATATTTTACACTTCTTATAAAATGGCTACAAAAAGAAAACTACGCATATAAAACAAAATTAATCACAAAATTAGAACCATTTGAAATTTCAATAGTCCCTGTATCAGCGGATTATAAAGCAAATATTCGTTCATTAACTGATGATAACAATTCCTATAACGAAACAATAATTGAAGGAGAAACAGATACAATGTTTTATAAAAATAAAATCGGCCGTGCCATGAAAACAAGCGAGCCAGCAATAACAGCTTCTATGAATGACAATGTTGCTAATAATTCAACGACGATAGAATCAAGCAATGCCGTTTCTGATATAAAAACAGAAACTCGTTCTCTAAATTCCGCAAATACTACGGACATACCTAAGAGTTCTGTTTTTTATGCAGATTTAAGCGTCCTATGTGCAAAACGTTCTCTAAATACAGAACAAACACATAATGTTTTAACTGATGCGTTAGATATTCAACATGGCAAAAAACTTATTACTCAATACGCAATGGAAAATTTTGAAAAGAATAATCCAATTAAATCGCACTCTGCACCTGTATATGGGACAGACCACTGTGAAATAAAACATATGCAACGAGGCATTGAAAATGCCCTTGCTGCTCGTATTGGTGTCGAAGAAATACAGGAAATAGGCGCAAATTATCGTGGCATTTCCTTTCTTGATACTATTAAATGTTTAAATAGAGATTTAAGCGGATACGACAGAAACGAAATTGCGGAACGTGGGATAAATTCGGCATTATTTGGAGATGCACTTCATACAGTTGTGAATAAAGTCGTAAAATTCAATTATGGACTTATTGAGCAACCCTATAAACCTTTAATTAGCCCCATGGTGTTACCAGACTTTAAAGCAACTAATCTTGTTGATACGACAATATTTACCGAGTTTGAAAAAACGCCAGAAGGTGCGCCACCAAAGCAAGGACACTCCACAAACAACACTCAAAATTCTATTAAATTAGACACTTTTCAAAAGAAATTATCTATCACTCGTCAAGCAATCATAGGCGATGAAATAGGATTATTGCAAGAAATTCCAAAAATGTTTGGACGTGGTGCGGCAATGACTGAAAAGAAAATAATCATGTCTTTGTTTTCAGATCTTACTTATAAAATGGCGGATGGCCACACCGTATTTTGTAAAGAACACGGCAATCTAGCTGCCATCAAAGGCATTCCAAGCGCAAAAACATTTGAGGAAGGTGACAATGCTTTAGCTGCACAAGTAGCATTAGATGGTAACCGAATAGGCTTATATGGGTGTTGGCTAATTGTACCAAAGAATTTAGAAAATTCAGCTTACCGTGCTCTTGCTTCTGTCAATGCAAATAAAGCTGAAGACATCAATATATACGCAAATAGATTCCAATTAATTGTCGACCCGTCTTTAGATAGTATCAACCCTCATGGCTGGTACATGACTGCTAATCCAATTCAATATGACATAGTCAAAACCGCATATTTAGCAGGTTCCACAGGTTCGCAACTAAGGAAACAACAAAATTTCGATACACTTTCAATTGACTTTATTGGGTTACTGGATTTTGCGGCTGCAATATCCAGTTATAAAGGGGTTTTTTACAATCCTGGGAAATAATAAAGTAACAAACATAACTAAATTTAGAAAGGATTAAAAAAATGACTTTAGAAAAACCTAAACATTACACTGGCAAAATTGGCGAATATACAACTGGATATTTTTCAGCTCCTGAAAATGTAAAAGCACATGAACCCTATTTATTAGGTAAAATAGTTTACGTACCGTTAACTAACGCAAAACAAGGTGAGCATGTTACAGTGGATTTTAAAGGCCAATTTTTATTAGCAGTGACAGGAAAATTCGTTGCAGGTGCTCCGATATATTTGGACACTGCCGCTAGAACATTATCAGCAACTCAAAATAATAATTTAATTGGTTATGCCCTAACTAGCGGTGAAAATGAATTAGCGGAGATTCTCATATAATGAAAATAAACTTTAATTCATTAGTAGAAAACGCTTCAAATATAATTAACAGAACATTAGGTGAGCCGCTTTTAGTCCAATTTAAAGACGATAGGTTTAATTTATTGACTGGTATTTATGGGGAGAAGTTACTTACCCCTTTAGAAAACTCTATTGCAAGTATTACTGATTACCTTTGTACGGTCAGTGTAAAATCTAAAGATGAATTTGATAGAGTAGAAGTCAATTTTGTTAAAATTAAAGAAAAGAAATATAGCGTTGTAGCACAAGAAACTTTGCAAGGATTTATCAAATATTATCTAGGTGAGTATCATGACAATTCAAGTAACAAGAAAATTAATAAAAAAAGAGATTTTTGAGTATCTTAAAAAACTCTTTAATAAAGTTCAGTTACGAATAAATTACTTACATTCTTTTGATAATAAAGAAACTTATCCAATTGTAAGCATTTTAAGTGTTCCTGAAAAAATGGTTAAAGATATTTTCCCATATGGAACAGAAAGAGATGTTTTATTAAAGGTTCTTATTTTTAATAAGTACCCCATTAATGATTTAGATGGTTGGGAGCTTGCAGAAGATATAGCAGAATTAATTGAAAATGAAATGGCCTCGTTTATATCCCCCAATTTTAAGATAAAATATGAAGGCATGGAATACGATACAAACGAAAAAATAAGTTCGAGTTTATGTGAAATAATGACTCTAAATTATCTTGTTAACTATGAGTTCCACCCTATTCCATGGGAAGAAGTTGAAGAATTAAAATTACCAAAATTAGAAATACAATTAAATAACGAAGAAAAGGATAATAAAAATGGTTTCCTTTAATACAATAACCGATACAAGGCAACCGAGTTGCTGGATTGAATTTGATACAAGTGCCGCCAGTGGGGCTAACAAAGTTACTAAAACTTTGTTAATTTCTACCGCAAATATTGATGACAAATTAAAAGAAAATCACAATAAATTATTTAGACTTTCAAGTGAAAAAACAGTAATTGATATTTTTGGTCGAAATACCATTATGCACGAAATGTTTATATCCTACAAAGACAATGATATAGGAAATGCGACAGAACTTTGGGGCATGGCAGTACCTAATAGCAACATTGCCGCTAAAATTACATACAAAATACCAGATACAATGAAAGAAAATGAGTATATCAATTTTACTTATAACGGTTATTGGGCAAATGTTGCGTACAGTTTGATCACTAAAAATATAGAAGACGAATTTAATAAATGGATGAGTCAACACGGGATATTGTTTACTGTAAAAGTAAATTCAGCTAATAACAAACCGTCCGAAATTGTAGTTACGTCAACTCAAAAAACAGCGGCTTTAAATGGAAAAATAGGCATTTTTAAAGTAAATGAAGTTGAAACAAAACTTGAATTTTCAGGTGGGGTGTCTTCAAGTTTTGAAATATCAAAGATTTTTAAAGATATAATTAAAGATTTTGATTTTGATTTTTTTGTTTCTTCTTTTGTGGATAAAACTATTTTAGAAAAATTTTCAGCAGAGCTTGAAAAACGTTGGCATGCGGCAAAACAATTAGATGGCGTGTTAGTTTACGGAACAAACAATAAAGCCACGGCGGATACCGATAAATTCGACGATTTAAATACCCCATACATTATTTATTCAGCTTATCATAAATCACCAAAAGGCAATCACGAGATATCAGCGGCTCTTGCTGCCGCCGTAGCGGTTAGTGTTTCCATTGATCCAGCTAGGCCGCTGCAAACTGTCCCGTTAAATGGTATAGATCCCCCTGATGTCACCAACAGATTACAAAACTCTGAGGTTGTGGAATTATTAAATCGTGGGATTGGAGTAATTAATACAGTAGGAACTACTGCAAGAATTGAACGACTTTTAACCGCATACAAAAAAAATGATGCTGGATTGCCAGACGAAAGTTTACTTAGTCCTGAGACCGTTTTTACTTTATCTTTTATAAGACGTGATTTTAAAAATTATTTTTGGTCAAAGTATAGCAGATTTAAATTAGCAAAAAACACGGCCGTTGTTTCACCAAGTCAAAAAATATTAACTCCAAAGCTTGCAAAGTGTGAAGCTATTTCCAGATTTTTACATTGGGAACAATTGGGACTTGTCCAAGATTCAAAAGATTTTATTGAAAATTTAGTAGTAGAAATTGATGAGAAAAATAAAGGCCGTCTTAATTTCTTGTTACCTCCTACATTAATTAGGCAGCTAATCCAAACCGCTGTTCAGATCCAATTTAGATAAAGGATATACAAATGAGTAAAATGTTAGGTGGCGTTATTTCTTTAAAAGTGAATGGAAAATTATACTTTGCCACAGGTTCTTTTAAGTATGGTGGTGGAGAAATAAAACGTACTGAAAAATTAGCGCATCAGGGCGTGCTTGGTTTTACTGGAGAAACTACAGCGGCATTTATTGAAGGGGTTATTGTTAAAAAAGATATAGCTTTGAAAGATATTGCAGATATTGAAGATGCTACAATTACGCTTGATTTACCAGATGGAAAAACATTCACTTTATATCAAGCTTTTTCAACAAATGAAAAAGGCGTAGAAGCAGATACGGAAAAGGGCGAAATTTCAGTTAAATTTGTTGGCTGCAAGCATGCAGAAGTTTAATAATAAATTTATAAAAGTAAAAGGATTTTATCATGACAACAAAAAATAGAGGCTCAGTAACCGTAAAATTAGATTACCCCATCACAACGAAAGAAGGGGAAGTCGATGAAATTACAATACAAAGAATAAGTTTAGGTGATGCACTAGATTTAGAATTCGATAAAATGAACACGCCTAAAGCGTTGTTAGATGTGTTTAGTCGTGTATGTGGAATAAAAAAAGATAATTTAATAGATTTAGATTTTACAGATTACGGACGTTGCATGGAAGTTTTAAAAGGTTTTTTGAAGAAGCCTGTTTTGAAAGACACACAATTACCCGAATAATAATTCATTTTGCCCATAATTTACATTGGTCTAAAAAAGACATTTTAGAGTTAAATTGTGGGGAAGTAATAGAATTATTGGACGAAATGAAAGAGTATTTCAAATGACGACTATTCCTTTAAAAATAGAATTAAGCACCATTGACTCTTTTTCTAGTGACTTCGACAAGCTTCAAAAGGATTTTTCCCAAATAGCAAACTCGATTAAAAACATCGGTAACATGAATGAGCTAAGTAATTTGGGAAAAGAACTCCAAAATTTAGGCGGTGGCTTTAATAAACTCGGTACTAATCTTGATATAATGGGGTCTAAAACTAAGAACACGTTTAAAAATATGTTTTCTGATTTTAGATCTAATTTAAAAGATTTAAAAAATGGCTTCAATGATTATATACAGCCTCTTAATGATTTAGGTAATAAATTAACATCTGCAATTACAAGCGGTCTTGATGGGGCAAGTGACTATAAATTAAATGTGGACATTATAGCGGAATCAGCGAATTTAAATTCGGGTGCTAAAAATCTTTTAGAAATTGAAGCGAAGAAACTTTCTCAACAAATGGGTGTAGGGCTTCCCGAAATTTCAAAAGTTATGCGTGAAGCGGCAAGAAAAGGTGTTGAAGATGTAGGCCAGCTTGTGAGCATTTCAAAAGTTGCTATTCAACAATCGAAACTTTCTATTCAAAAAACTGATCCGTTAAATAGCATAGGGACTTTATCAGGGGTTGCAAATACGTTTGAAGAATTCGACTACTCCAAAATAGGGGGATTCTTACATAAGCTTGAGATTGCGTCAGGGGCTAACTTAGAAAACGTTTTACAATCTATGAAGGCTATTGCACCCATTGCAAAGCTGATGGGGCTTAGTAAGGAACAGGCCGCTAGCTTTATCACAAGTGCAGGTAATAACGACATAGAAGGCTCAGAAGTGGCTACAGCTTCAAAGAATTTTATGTTTGGACTGTTAGAAGCCCGTACACAATCCAACGATTTTAAAAATATGGTCAAAGCTAATCCTGCATTAAGAGAACAATACGAAAAAGCAGGAATTGATTTAAAACCAAGTAAAAAAGGCGAAAATGAGAAAGTACAAGCGGCACGAGGACTAGGCTTCGATATGAGTAAATTGACTGATATCAAAGGTCAATTTGATATGAAATATATTATTGAAACCTTCCAAAAAGCGAAGGAATCGCTTCCTAGTGAAATCTTCATGGCTCACAGCACTAAATTATTTGGGAAAGAGGGCATACACGCCACTGTAACTTTTGGTAACAAAGGAAAAGGCGACTGGCTGAAATCTGCCGATAATTTATCTAATTCCGATGGGGTTTTAGACAATAAATATAAATTGGTAGCGGATAGTTACAAAAACAAAGTTGATACTTTTCAAGCTTCTTTCGAAAATTTGAAAATCACTTTTGTAAATTCAGGGCTTTTAGATGTTTTGTCTGAAACTTTTGCTAAGCTATCACAATTAATTACGAAGTTTGAGAATTTAGTAGTCGAATTCCCATGGATAGGACAATTGGTTTCCTTTGGTGGCATTATTTTAGGAGCATTTACAGGGATATCCTCAGCTATTCTAACGGTAGGGGCTGTTTTAGGTGGCCTTAAATTTTCTTTGTTAGCTATCAAGGGAAGTTTTATTTTATTTGGTGGGGCAGCATTTAAAGCATTAATGGCTATAGGCACAGCATTTAAATTTGTAGGAGCTTTGGCAGTAGCTAACCCCATAGGTTTAACTGTAATGGCTATTGCTGCCGTTATTGCTGGTTTATCTTGGGTAACGATAAAATATTGGGATGATATTAAACTAGGTTTAAACGTAGCTTTAGTTGAATTTATAAAATTTTATGATTGGATGAAAGGCATTTTTTGCGGTGTTTGGGACGATTTAAAGCTTGGGTTTACTAGTTACTATGATTATTTAACATCATCATTTAAAAATATATGGCAGGTTATAAAAAGCGTTTTTAATTGGATTTCTACAACATTAGGCAATATTTGGGATAATCCTAAAGCTGGATTTTTACAGTACATTTTAGATATTAAAGAAGGTTTAACGACGGTTTTTCAAGGTCTTCTTGATAAAATTCAGCCTGTTATTGACTATCTAAGAGAAGCTTTTGAAAATTTCCAGAGAATGTTAGGAATTGAAACCAAGCCAAAAGCCCAACAGCAACCTGATAAAGTGGCTTATAATAGCTTCCCAATTCCTACGCAAACAATAAAGCCACAGCTCGATTTATCTAATTTTAAAGATGTTATTGATGCTCCTATGGGAGCCATAAAAAAGGCTGATAAGCTACCCAATTTATCAATGGGGCAATCGTTTTTGCCTAAAATTGAGCCTATCCAACCCTTATTTGCAAATATGACTATGCCAAGTTTAGCGGCTCCAATGGCTCCCGTGGTATCTCAAAAAGTGGCTTCCCCCATTATTGAAAATCCCTTAAAAGGCCTTGATTTTAAAAATCGAATAGAGCCACATAGCTTTAAGTTCCAACCCCAAAATATAAATATTCCTCCAATAAGCCAGAAAGCCGCACCTAGCGAAGTTAGCGGTAAAATCCAGATCGATTTAAACGCTCCCTATGGAACAACTGCAATTGCCAAATCAGAAAGCTCAAATGTTTTTATGGGTCTTAATCTTGGCAGAGCCAGCCCATTCGATTAGCCTCTTTTCTTTCATTAATCATAAAATTTGACAGTTTAAAAAAATTTGATTACCGATGAGTTAACGAAAGATTTTATAGAGCTTTCCGAGACTTTTTAACCTGTTTTTAAATTCCGTTAATTGCCAAGTTTAGCGAAAGGATTTTTGCTATGTTAATAGGCTACATGAGAGTAAGCACAACCGATCAAAATTTAGATTTACAACTAGATGCTTTAAGAGGTGCAGGAGTAAGCGTTGAAAACATATACGAAGATAAAGTTTCTGGGTCAAAAGCGGACAGAGTAGGCTTGAATGCTTGCCTTAAAGCTCTTAGAGCTGGAGACATATTGATAGTTTATAGTTTGGATAGACTAGGCCGCAACTTGCAACACCTCATCCAGCTTATAAACGATTTAAATAAAAGAGAAATCAGCCTAAAAGTTTTAACAGGGGCACCAGTTGATACCACCACGCCACACGGCAAGTTTTTGTTTACGGTTTTTGCTTCGTTGGCAGAATTTGAAAGGGCGTTAATGATAGAAAGAGTAAATGCAGGACTCAAAGCCGCAAGGGCTAGGGGTAGGTTCGGTGGTGCTCCTTTTAAAATGACGATTCCCAAATTAAAAACATTGATGGCTCTAATAAAAGATAAAAATTTAACAGTCTCAGAAATAGGCCAACAAGTAGGCATTAAATCTACTACTATTTACGATTATGTGTCCCCTAATGGGGAACTCAGACCTAAAGCAAAAAAATTAATACAAAAAAAATTAGGCGAAATAGACCAAGATTTTTAAATTAATCATATAATTCGCTTTGTGGCACACCATGCAAATAACCCCAACTAGATAATTAATATAATAATAACAATGGAATAAACACAAAACCCTAAAAAATAGGGTTTTGTGTTGACTTACCCTAAAAAATAGGATATTTTAATTGAGACTAAAGGGGTAAATTCATGGAACGAATTTTTGTGTGGTCAAATACGTTTATCGACAAGTTAAATAAACAATTTTCTAAATTAAAAGTTCAAGAGATTGAAGGCAGAATCGAAAAAGAATTGCGAGAAGATCCAGAATCTGGCGATTTAATAGAAGGGACTCACGGATTAAGGAAACTTAGAGTTTCTGACGGGAATAAAGGGAAAAGCGGATCATTACGGGTTCTTTATTTAGATGTAAAATCAAAAGAACGGATTTATATCATTGCTTTTTTTCCTAAGAGTGTGAAAGAGAATCTTTCTAATTCAGAAAAAAAAATATTAGCTGATATCGTCTTAAATATTAAAAGTGAGGCTGAAAATGATAAAAAAACAAAAAAGAAATAATGAATATTTTAATGAAATATTGTCAGGTTTAAACGAAGCTTTAGATCACGCAAAAGGAAATAAAAAGCTAAAAGTAACAAGTGTTAAAATTCACCCTGTACAAGATATGACGGCAAAAGAAATAAGTAAATTAAGAGAGAAATTATCCTTTTCTCAAGCTATTTTTGCTGAGTTTTTGGGAGTATCTAAAAAAACAGTTGAGGCATGGGAATATGGCAAGAGCCATCCTAATGGAGCAGCTTTAAGATTATTAAACTTAATTGATTCAGATCCTCAATATTTTGAAAATAAGGCAATAGAAAAAAGCGAAGTTGCTTAAACTCTATTTAAACATTTAAAATAAAGTGAAATTTGCAGGATGCAATTTAAAACAAGGAAGTTTATATAATTACTACATAGGATTAATGAAATGATTTCTGAACATAAACCAAAATATCCAAAAAACATGCTGCCTACAATTAACTATGATGAGTTAGAAAATCCTACACTTCTTTCTAGTAGTATTGTTGATCTAGAATACGGGGTTATGAAAAATTTGTGCTATTTTGTTGAAGACCTAACCGAAATTTTAAAACAAGAAAAAATGGCTCAGACTCCAGAAATAATGGTTGCACATCTTTGTTCCTATTTGGGATTTTTAGTTGCTAAAAATCTTAACAACAAAAAATCATTAGAAGTAATTCCGCATATTCAAAAACTTATTGAGTCAGAAGCTGAAAAATCCTATGAAATATTTTCAAAATTTTTACTTGATCATAAGAATAAAACTAAAGAAGAAAAAGAAAATCAATTTTCAGAATTAAGAAACAATACGCCAAGCAGTATCGTCGTTCAAACTTTACGTTTAGGAAGAGATATTTTCGATTCATTAGATTCTCTTCGTTATAATTCATCTTTTTATAATAAAGATAAGTTCTTTTGTCCGCAAAATATTTTCTTTGAATTGCTAAATAAACATCAAAAAGCTTTAAAAAAAGAATGGCGAGACCGTCTATCTATGATGTTTATTATAAATCAAATATCTGTTCAAATTGGGTGGGTAATGGGTTATTATGGATTTTATGATAAAAGTTATCCAAAGAAATATCTAGAATTTGGTTTGCCATGTATTGAACTTTACGGGACAGCTTAAGAAATGCGGCTTCGTATCTGATGGTTGTTGATTAACTATTGGTATAATTTTTAAGATTATTTAGTATTGTTCTAAGTTCATTTATTAAATAGTCATTAAATTGATTACTCGTGTCTCTGTTGGTAGAATTATAACCAAGTTTCACATCAAATCTATTTTCTTGAATACTAGAACATTTAAAACGTTTCTCTTCGCCTAATGAGTTTTTACTATGTACTGTTTCGTTTATTTTAATACCAATTATATTATAAGAAAAATTAATTTTATTATAATATTCTCTTACATCATTTTTACTGTATAAATTAATTATTTCATCTATTATTTCTTCAGATTTTTCATTTCCATAATTAAACTGAATTTTTAAAAGTCCATTTTTTAAACATGAAATTATAATTTTATCATTATTATCTTTGAATATAATTCCATTTATATCAAAATGATTATTTGTTATAAATGTTTTACTCTCTCTATCAAGAAAACATTCAGTTTTTAATTTGGAAAAGTTTAGATAAACTTCAGATTCATTAGCGTATTTTTTATAAAAATTTTTATCAAAAAAATAAATAATAACTGAAGGTTTTTCTATTTCTTTTAAACTTAATAAATCATTATTTATATAATCAAATATTTTTTCTATTTTATAGTTATCAATTAGTTCTTTTAATTCATCCATAAATGTAGCTCCATTTGAAAAAGTGTTTTCTTGCTTCGGTTAGATTCATATATTGTTTAGCTATTTTAATTTATCTTTTAAAATAAAGGGTGGTATGATCCCCGAAAAGTGGACTATTAAATTTCATAATTTTCTTCATATTCTAAAGGTGCATGATAATCAAGGGCAGAATGAGCACGAATTCGATTATAAAACACCTCTATATA